GGTATCCCGACAGTGGACAGGCATTTCCTACTTATACTTCAACTAATCCACCCGATGCACGGAGAATGAGGCCAACGGTCAATACTACAGCATTCGTATAGAAAGGTTTTTAAATGAAATTAGAAGATATTGGTGTGGTCATGTTAAGTCATGGTCGCAGAGATAAGCTTGAAATAAGCTTAAAGTCTTATGAAGAAAATGGTTTAACGGACATAGTTGGTGATAACTTTATTTTCTTTAATGAAGTTGCCAACGATGACATTAGCATGATAGAGCATGAGTATAAGAATTTTGAGTGGGGTGGCCACCCTGTTAATTGTGGTATTGGTTGGGGGATGGTAAAAGGCATAGAGGATTGTGGTAGAAAATATGTTTTGTTTTTAGAAAATGATTTTGAATTAGCAACAGACAAAGACAATATTTATAGGCAGTTAGAATTGGGTTTACGTAATCTTGAAGAAAACAGCGTAGATATTATAAAGTACCGTGAAATAAAAGATTACATACACACTTCTAATGAAGCAATGCATTGGGCTGGCAAAATTGACCTCACAGGTAATATTAATTCGGAACAAGGACGAGAAGGTTGTCCCGAAAAAAATTGGTGGATAGGTTTTGCAGTAGAAGAAAAGTTTGGTTATAATAATTCTGATATTTGTGAAAAGCTAGATGAACAAGAAGAAAGTGTTTTGTGGCGAATGCCGTGTAAATATGCAAATTGGAGTAATAATCCATTCCTTTGCAGTAAAGATTGGTTTTTGGATTTAGCTGCTAAAATAGGTTTTAAAGAAATGGGCGCTCCATCCACTACGAGAAGTCCCGACTTTGAAGAACAAATTGAAGCGGGTGGGTGGTGGCAGAAGCAAGATTACAGAGTGGGTATTTTACCAGGCTTATTTAAGCATCAACCATGAGAAGCTAAATGGATAAAGATCAAGCAGAAGAATATGTAAGATGTAGAAAAGATCCTATTCACTTCATTAAGAAGTATGGTAAAATACGTCACCCTACTAAAGGTCTTTTGGGTTTTGAGCTTTGGGATTTTCAAGAGGATACACTTCAAAGTTTTCTTGATAATTCATATAACATTATTTTAAAGGCAAGACAATTAGGTATTTCTACTTTATGTGCTGCTTATGCTGGTTGGATGGCTAACTTCTTTAAGAATAAAGAAATTTTTATTCTTGCTACGAAAAGAGATACTGCTACTAATTTGGTAGATAAGATAAGAGTATTTTTGGACGAAGTACCGCCGTGGTTAAAGTCTGAAGTAACTATTGATAATCGTCAAAGTATGGAATTAGCGAATGGGTCAAAGATTAAGGCTGGTGCCACTGGCTCAAATGCAACAGACGCAGCTCGTTCAGAAGCTTTAAGTTTATTGATTATTGATGAGGCTGCATTTATTAAGGCGATGGATGGAATTTGGACAGCTGCTCAACCTACGTTAGCAACGGGTGGTGATTGTGTAGTGTTGTCTTCACCTAATGGTATTGGTAATTGGTTTCACAAAAGCTATATAGAAGCAACCGCTGGCGTTAGTGAAAGGGTAGGTGATAAAAATATTTCTTTCACTCCTATTAACTTGCCATGGCACTTTCATCCCGATAGAGATGAAGAGTGGGGTAGAAACGAAAGAAAGAAAATAGGTGATCAAGCTTTTGCACAAGAACATGATTGTGACTTTCTTCAATCGGGTAATAATGTAGTTAGTTTAAAAGCCTTAAGTTGGTATGAAGAACACCCGAATGATGAAGAAGAAGCAGATAATGGTTACAGACCCTTTATGAGAGAACCCGAAGAAAAAACTTGGGTAGATAAAAATCTTTGGATATGGAAGTATCCCGATTACGATAAACAATACTTAATTTCTGCTGACGTTGCGAGAGGTGATGGTGATGACTTCTCGGCGTTTCATGTGATTGATGTAGAAAATTATGAGCAAGTGGCCGAGTATAAGGGCAAACTTAATACTGATACGTATGCTCATCTTGTTCATAATACTGCTGTTCAATATAACAATGCATACATAGTTGTTGAAAACGCTTCTATGGGTCATCATGTGGTGATGAAAATCATAGAGATGGAATACAAAAATATGTATTGGACTATAAAAGATTTAACTAGAATACACGAAGGCAATTCTAATCAATTACATTATGATCCATACAATGTGCCAAAGAACGCAGTGCCTGGTTTTACTATGAGTATGAAGAGTAGACCTGCTTGTGTAGCGCGTATGGAAGAAGATTTAAGAACCCACGATTTTATATTACATTCAAAAAGAACGCAGAATGAGTTGGAAACCTTTATATTTAATAATGGTAAGCCCGAAGCTATGTCTAGTTATAATGATGACCTTGTAATGTCATTAGCTATTGGTATGTATGTAAGAGCAACTACTCTTAAATTTAATAATCAAGATGAAGACATGACGAAGCAATTATTAAATGGTCTTAACTTTCAATCAACCCCTTATCAGTTTGGTATCTATAAGAATGATAAGGAAAAAATGGACGAACACTTTACCTTTGATACTGGCAACGGCCAGCGAGAAGATTTACGATGGATGATGAGTTAATGGCTGAAAATAATGGGTGGAGCAAGTATGAAAAAATGGTGATAGATAAACTTGATGACCATGATGATAAGTTTAATGGTATTGAGGAGAAGCTTACACAAATACAAATTGATATCGCTACATTAAAAGTTAAAGCTGGTGTGTGGGGTGGAATTGGTGGAATGATTCCCGCAGTCATCGCAATAGTTATGTTTTATGCAACCGCAGCTAAATAAAGGAAGGTGCTATGGCAGATAGATTTGATATACTTAAAAAGATTTTAAAAGGTGGCTCAGCGTCATACAAGATCCCAACGGAGCGCCCTGGAATACGTGCGCAGAAGCAAGCCTTTGATACTTTCCAAAGGGCATCGTCTGCGTTGTATCAACAATCTTTGGTTGGTGGAGTAGAGAGACTAGAGAGAGTAAAAGATTATGAAGAGATGGATCACTACCCAGAGATTACAAGAGCCTTAGACATTTATGCTGATGACTCTATGACTTATGCAGAAGACGGTAAGATTTTACAAATAGTTTCTGATGACGATAAGATTATCCATGAGCTAGAAGAATTACTTTATCAAAGATTAGATTTAGATTTCCACCTTTGGACTTGGATTCGTAATATGTGCAAGTATGGTGATATGTTTAATCTGTTAGATATTGTTGATAAAGAAGGTGTGTTAGGTGCAATCGCAATGCCGGTGGGTGAGATTGAAAGAGAAGAAGGGTATAACAATGACCCTAATAGTTTAAGGTTTAAGTGGACGGCTCAAGGTAATACGGTGTTTGAAAATTATCAAGTTTCTCACTTGCGTATTTTAGGTGACGATAGATTCTTGCCTTATGGTAGGTCGGTGTTGGATTCTTCTCGTAAGGTGTGGAAACAATTGTTAATGGCAGAAGATGCTATGTTGATTTATCGTATTAGCAGAGCGCCGGAGCGTAGGGTGTTTTATGTTGACGTTGGAAACATTCCCCCAAGAGATGTAGATTCTTATATGCAGAACGCAAGGGACAAGCTAAAGAGAATTGCTGTTACACAAGAATCTAATGGTAATCTTGATATGAGATATAATCCCGAATCTATTCTTGAAGATTTCTTCATTCCGGTTCGTGGTGATAGAGGAAGCAGAATTGAAACATTGCCTGGTGGTGAAAATGCTGCAGCTATTGAGGACATAGAATACTTACAGAATAAATTGTTTATTTCGTTGGGTGTGCCTAAATCTTATCTCACTGCTGAAGAAGATTTGTCGGGTAAGTCAACACTAGCACAGGAGGATATTAAATTTGCGAGAACTATTCAGCGTATTCAAAAGATTGTTGTCAGTGAGTTGGCGAAGATATCACTTGTCCATCTTTATTTGCGTGGATATGATGAGTCCTCCATTTACAACTTTGATTTAAGATTAACTAATCCTTCTACCGTTACTGAAATGATGCATCTTGAATTAATGGGTAATCGTTTTAGCACAGCAAATGATATGGCTGACTCTCCATTGTTGTCGTTAGATTATATTCAAAGAGAAGTGTTAAAGTTATCGGTTTCTGAAATTGTAGACATTAACCTACAGATTGAGAAAGAAGCACAAAACGCTCATATCATTGAGCAGTTAAAAATGGGTGAGCAACCCGATCCAATGGGTGGTGACGCACCTCCGGCGAGTGGAGGTGAAGAGGACGCCGCTGAAGAAGGTGGCGATGATTCAGCAGAGGAAAATACTACTAGGCAGTATACTCAAGATGCGATGCCTTATGATCCTATTGGAACAAGAGAGTTGCCAGGTTATCCTAAGAATTATACTTTTAATGAAGATGGTGAAACAGAACAGACCGAAGATAAGTTAAGTGATCCCGATAATGAAGAGATGAAAAAGACGCTTGATTTTATTCGTAAGAAGTCAAAAAATCGTAGACCGAAGAAAGATATGTTTGATCGCACCATCTCTGATATTATGAAGTATGACCATGTGGTGAACGGTATGGTAGGTAATCTTATAAAGGATCAGGCAGAAAATAAGTTAGAAGAATCAACTTTCTCGTTAATGAAGGCTAAAGAAGATTAATTTAACTTAAGTAGTAATATATTTATTTTAGGCGATACTATAAAATATTGGGGTTAAGTATGAAACATAGCAAACAGCGTAATGTTGGTATTCTTTTTGAAATCTTAAACCATGCGGTATTAAATGAGATTTCTAAGGGCCACAATAAAACAGCAACAGGGATTCTTTCTGTTATAAAGAAATACTTTATGGCCGAAACACAAGTCTCTAAGGCTTATAGGGTTTATTCACAATTGTTGTATAGTGAGGCAAGAAATCCTTACTATGCTACTCGTTTTTATGGCAACTTGGTAAAGGAATATAATCAAACGGTTAATGATCAAAAGCTTTATAACGAAAACACTCAACTGTTAGATGAGATAAGTAAGGTTTGTAATCGTAAGCAAATTATGAAAGTAAGCGTTCCTAACTATAAACTTTTTGCCAGTTTTAATATTCTTATTAATGAAGGTCATATTAATATGGGTGGCCAATACCTTACGAGTCGTGATAGATCTACTTGTGAACAAAATATTTTTGAGCATCTAGTAGAGAACACGGAAGCTAAGAGAATTAAAGAAGCAAACGCTCACCATACTGATAAACCTAAACATCAGCTTCAAATTGAAACATTTGCTTTAGGAATTGCCTTAAAGAATTTTGATAAGAAATATGGTAAGCTTCTCACCACCGAACAGAAAGATTGTTTAGTGAAATATTACACCACTAAGGATGAGAGAAATTTTTCTAATTGGATGAAGAAAAGAATTGATAATATTCTTGACGAAGTTGCGGATAAGAAAGATAAGGTAGATAACGAAAAGATTAAAGAAAAAATTGAGTTGGTAGAAGAAAAGTTAAGAGGCATC